TACCAAGAGATTGTCAACAAGCCTTTTGTGACAGAAAACATTTGGGATCCAGGAAATTTTTATCCAACTGGTACTATTGTCAACAACGGCGACACATATTATCGAGCTATTGCAAATGTTCCAGTGGACACGGACATCACCAATACTGCATACTGGCTAGAAGTTGATCCACCAACCACCAGCGATGTAATGAGCACAAGACCAAAAGATCTTGCGCTCAATGATGCTATTCTTGCACAGGCCGAAATTGAAGTACCGCTCAGTGGTTATGATACTGTTAAGTTTTATATCTATCCAACCAATCCTGATGGAACACCGGCTGACCCAAGCGGAGTAACTGCTGACGGTACACTTAATACTGTTGATGGACTGGAACCAAACTCATCAGATGCGTCACAGACACCCACAGGAGATGGCTACACAATGGGTTATCTCACTGGAGATGGTATTGCGCCAAACGGTTTACCGGTAACCCCTGGGGTATCGTTTCCTGCTAATCCAGCCGAAGGCGATTATGCACTAAGATTAGATTATTTTCCAAATAGATTGTTTAGATTCAATGGCAAATCCTGGCTCAAGATTGAGGACAAGGTCAGAACTGATCTCACAAATGGTCCAATGAATAAGACCCTGCGATCAAGCTTTGTAAACAACACCAATGAAGTTGAAACCAATGACCGAGGCGCAATTCCAAGCAGACAAAGCCTTAGTGAGATTCTTAAACCCAGAGCAGATAACGGCGGATAATACATGCAACAGTTTTTTTATGATGAGCAGATACGAAGATTTTTGTTACAGTTTACAAGAATTTTTTCTAACTTTGCAATTGAATACGGCAGAGATGAAAGTGCAAACGCAACATTGATACGTGTGCCAGTCCGTTACGGGGATGCAACACGTCAGGCACAGACTATTCTGCAGGAAAACTCTGCCAACAGTTTACCTTCTACTCCGTTGATGACATTTTACATAACTGGCATGGACTACGATCGTCCAAGATTGCAGGAACCTTACCACGTTAATAAAATGCAAGTTAGACAACGCTACTACGATACCACTACAGACACCTACGAAACTACACAGGGTAATGCATTTACTATCGAAAGGTTAATGCCAGTTCCTTACAAAATGACTATTAGTTTGGATATCTGGACCTCAAACACCAATCAGAAAATGCAGTTGTTTGAACAAATAGCAACATTGTTTAATCCTGCATTAGAGCTACAGGGCACAGACAACTTTGTTGATTGGACCAGTTTGACCGTGGTTGAATTAGAATCTGTTACCTGGACCAGTAGAGTTATTCCTCAAGGCACAGAAAATCCCATTGACGTTATGACCATGCGATTTGGCATTCCAATTTGGATCAGTAGTCCTGCTAAAGTTAAGAAGTTGGGTGTGGTTGAAAAAATTATATATTCTGTGTTTAACAGTTTAGGTGATGCCAGCGATGCCATCACCAACAACGATTTGTTATTAGGTACAAGACAACAGATTACACCATATGGTTACCAGACGTTGTTAATTGGTAATAAAATACAGATTCTCAAAGAAAAAATCACGGTGGATCAATCAAATGCCAACACAAACTTGCCCGACAGTCCTCCCAGCAATGAACTGTGGCCAGCAGTGGTTGGGATGTATGGTGTATTAAGGCCAGGCATTAGTCAGATTCGACTTGAAGATCAATGGGACGATTCAGGCACAGTTATTGGTACTGTTACTTACGATCCCACTGATGAGCGATTTATGCTGTTTGATGTAGACATAGACACCGTTCCACAAAATACGTTGGCTCCAATTGATGCTGTGATTGATCCGTTGATCAGTGGTCCAGGAGTGGGTCTACCAGCGGCCGTTGCAGGCACAAGATACTTGTTATTAAATGCTGTTGGTGCTATTGGAAATATACACCCTGCCGTGGCCTGGGGTCCGTTGGTGGCCAACGCCAATGATATTGTTCAATATATTGATGGCGCATGGGACGTTGTATTTAGAGCTGTTGACAGCACTGATAACTTGCAATTTTGTACAAATTTGACCACAGGGTTGCAATATCGATGGACTGGCAGTGAATGGGTAAAAAGCTATGAGGGTATATACCCAGGAGGCACCTGGAGTCTGGTGCTATGATCAATGCTGTTGGTATTTGGTTTTATAGTTTAGACACTCAAAGGTATTTGTATTTGTTAAGAGACGATCCTAAACATCCAAACACCTGGGGATTACCTGGTGGTAAAACAGAACTTAACGAAACTCTACTAGATACAATGCACAGGGAATGCACCGAAGAGCTTGGATTTTTTCCCTTTCACTTTAAATTAATTCCCTTGGAACAATTTACCAGTGCTGATGGATTATTTTGCTATCATACATTTTTCTGCTGTGTTGCTGAAGAATTCAAACCAACTCTCAATCATGAACACATAGGATATGCCTGGATAGACACGGGCACATGGCCTAGGCCCATGCACCCTGGGTTGTGGTCAACTGTTAATTTTGAAGCAGTACAAAATAAAATTGATACGTTAAAAAAAACTGTTACACGTCACAGTAAGTAATAAATTGTCTAAAATTTTGGCAACTTACATTTCTGTTGTTCTTCCACATGTCTGGCATATTTGTTTCTGTTCCAACTAATATAAATTCTGTTGTTTTATAAGCCGCAAAAATTGAGTTAACATGTTCTTTCCAGGTAATTCTACCAGCTATATCATGAGTGTCATTGTTATACCCAAATAAGAATACTTCGTTGTGGCCATCAAATGCCGCAAGATAAACTGCCATTGCCAGTTCATCAAGGCGTCCAATGTGTGGCACTAGATAAAATTTACCTGGATACTTAGAAACATTTTTTGCTGTTGTATAGACAATATTTTGTTCTGAATATCCTGTTGCATTAACTTCTTGTAAGTGACTGTCTGAGGAAGTGACATAAAAATCAAATTTCATTGACTTCCACAAATCTCCTGATCCGTATGTTTGTAATTTTTTTTGTCCTAGTAATCCACCTTTGTGTTTTTCTAGCTTTTTAAAATCAAATTGTTCCTGATCAAGTACGCTGCCAATGACTGCGGCACGACCTGAAATATGTTGGTTTTCAATTGGGTTAGGTAACCATTCTCTTGTTTGATGTTTTTGGTTGCCAGCCCAGACTAAATTTGTAACTACAAATTCTCCGGTGTAATCAGCACGATATCTGTTGGTAATATTCATAAACGTCCTCCTATGACTTCGATTACTCCTGGTTCAGAACTTGAATAGTTTTCCAACGCTTTACCAAGAATACATCCTGGCTGATACTCAGCAGGATTTAATTTTTTAGCAACTCCAGGAATATCACTAGAAACCAGTCGATCTCCTTTTTTGATATCGCCAACCACACGGCAAGGAACTCTTCCTAACAGGGCAACCAAAACTGCATTAACATTATTTTCTCCTGCATTCATTATAAATGCAGGATTTGTGGAGATAATGCCAGCCACTGCTGGACTGCTAGAAACAGTGGTAATTGTTACCTCTGCTTCGCCACCAAACTCAACAACAGTACCCGGTGGATAAATTTTATCAGCTACATATTTTTCTGCAACGTCAGCATACTGTGCAGATGTGGCCTTGGCAAATACTGTGTTGAAGCTGGTAGTTGAATTGCCAATGTTACCAGTGGCATTTGATCCTGTGTTGATAATATTGTTTGTGCCAATAGTACCACCAACATTAAGCGCACCTGACACTCCGACTCCGCCTGTGATAACAGCAGTACCAGTTGTGGTTGAACTGGAGGTTGTGTTGGGTGCATTCAGTTTCATTGCCACATTGGCTGCCGTACTGCCGCCAACTGGGAATCTTATTTGTCCACCAACATCAATGGCACCAAGTACTAGGTCACTTGGATTGCCAGCTGCCACGTTACCCGTAACATACAAATAAGCGTCATTGGCAGTAACTGAGTTACCCATGGCGTTGTTAAGAACTGCCACGGCGCCGTCATATGTACTACTAGCAATACCAAAGTCAGCATAATATGTTGAATCATTGCCGTTGTTAGAAGTCAATACCCAGTCACTTGTGGCTGTGTTACCTGCACTTTGGTTTTGATTGTTAATTTGAGAGTAATCATCAAACTGTGATACAAAGTTAACTACGGATTGTGGCAGTAGTGTGTATCCTGCTGGCAACCCAGCATACAATGCATTGAAACCAGTTGACGAATTACCAAAGAACTGACCTGAGTTGCCAGATACCTGTACAATGTTACCTGCAATTGTTGTTGTGCCTGACACATACAAGTTACCAATTGTGGCATTACCAGTTGACATAGCAATGCCTCCTGGGGTAATGTTGCCACTAACAGCCAATGAACCTAAAGTTCCCACAGCAGTAATATTTGGCTGACTTGCAGTTGTTAATGTACCAGAGATGTTGTTACCACTAATATTACCTGTGGCGCTTATAACACCGGTTACATACGCACCTGTTGAGGCAAATACTGCCACATTTGATGTTCCACCAATGCTAACCGTGGCGTTTCCGCCTGAGCTTACAACTCTAACGTTAGATGTACCACTCTGAATGCTGGTTGCATCAATACCGGTTAGTTGGCTACCATTACCCAAGATGTAACTGCCTGTGATATTTCCGGTTACACCTAGTGTACCTGCAACGTTGGCTCCTGTGGATGACACAACAACTACGTTGCTAGTCCCGTTAATCCCTACTGTGACATTGCCGCCAGAACTAACAACTCTGACATTACTTGTTCCACTTTGAATACTTGTAGCATCAATACCAGTTAGTTGACTACCATTGCCTAAAATGTAATTACCTGATACGTTGCCAGTTACACTAAGCGATGCCCCGGTGTATGTTTTGTTAGCTATAGTTTGAACACAATTTTGTCCAACCAATGCAAATCCACCAACAGTGGCTCCGTCAGCAATGCGTAAAACATGAAGATCTGTGTCAACGGAAATTTCTCCGTTGGCTCCGAGAAAATTGTTGTTTTGTGCAGTTGTTCCTCGTCTAAATTGAACTACGGTTGGCATGAATTATCCTTATCTACTGTTATATTTATGCGCCAACATAGGCTTCGCCTGTGGCTAAATCGTTGTAACTAATTGGTCCTTCGGCACCACAATCAAACGTGGATGTTACAGACACACCAAACGCATCAGTTGTAGCTACATCACTTACACTACCGTAGTCACCAAACGGGAGATCTGTGGCTGTTCCATATGCTAAGGAGTTCCAGCCTACGCCGTCGTAGGTTTCAAACACGCCGGCTGTGGTATTATAGCGTATGGCACCTTGAACTGCACTACGCTGTAGGGTTGATCCCACAGGTACCGCAAAACTACCTGTGTTATCAATAACAACGTCACCATTTGCATTTTCAGTAATAATACTGTTGCCTAGATAAATGGTATTGCCTGCTAGATATAAGTTGCTCCAACGATGGGTTGCATTTCCTAAA